TCTTCTGTTAGAATAATAAAAAAAGATTTAGGAGATTAAATGCCAGTTGCAGGTAAAAGTTTATACAAAACAAAAGCGGTCACAATTGATATATCAGAAAATGCTACAACAAGTACAGCAGTAGATACCAATGGATTGTTACTATCAGGAATTATATTTCCTGCCGCTATGACAGGTGCAAACTTAACTTTTCAAGTAGCTTCTACTAATACAGCAGGAAACTTTAAAGCATTAAAGGAAACTGATGGAACAGATGTAACTTATACAATCACTGCCGATGCTCATGTTAGAATAGACCCTAGCGGATGGGCCGGAGTTGGTGCTATAAAACTTATATCAGATGGTACAGAAGCAGCAGACAGAAAAATAAATTTAGTATTCCACTCAGCATAAAGGAGTAAGATGAGTACAAATATAAAGAACCTCATAGATAGGACTTATAGAGAGTACCTTGAACCTATGGAAGATATGGTTAGCTACACAGTTTTAAGTGGAACTTTGTCAACTAGCGATACATCAGTTGGTTTTAATGGAGACTTACTTTCTATAGAAGAAGAAGATGCCTTAGATGCAGGAACAATAATTGAAATAGGCCAAGAGCTTATGATTTGTACAGAACTAAATGCTGTTACAAACAGTATTACTGTAACTAGAGCAGCAAGGGGAACTACTGCAACAACACATGATGCAGGAGATGTAATAAAAATTACTCCACAATTTCCTAGAGTAAATGTTTTTAACGCTGTTAAAGACCAAATAGAAAATTTATATCCAACACTATATGCAGTAGAGACACAAACAATATCTAGTGCAGTTGGTTATGTAGCCTTAGTAGGTGCCGATGATAATAGAATTGTTGCGCCACTTAAAGCAGTATCACAATACCAAGAGTTAGACGCCGGTAATCAAACCACTGTGCAGTTTAGAGGAGTTGCTATGGAGCTTATCGATGTACCAACTACTGTGACTGCATCAGGTAAAGTTGTACAGTTCTCAGGTGTAAGTACAGGAGTAAATGTACACTGCACTTTTAAAAAGAAATTTGGAGAAGTAAAAGATTACGATAGTGATGGTGACGCAGAAGACACTACACTAGCAGAGATAGGATTAGAGACAGAGTATGAACCTATTATTATGGCAGGAGTTGCTGCACAGATGATAGCAGGTAAAGATATACCTACTTATACATCAGATTACATTACAGAACAAATGTCTGTAACTAATTACCCAGTTAACTCATCTAGTAATATAAGAAATTCTTTATTGCAATATCAACAAGTACTCATTAATCAAGCAAGAAAAGATTTAAGAGCTAGATATCCGGAGCCTGTCAGTTTAAACAGCGTGGTATATCCTAGTGCCTAGAGTAGCTACAACCCTCAGTGTAAATAATCCTAAAAGATTAGGATATGATATTCGCCTGGACTTAAACTTATACAGAACAGCAGTAGGACCTGGTCGAGAAATGACTATACAATCTTCAAATGTTGAAGAGGGAAATATAAATGTCAAACAAAATGCAGAAGACTTTACTTCTAACTTAGGTCGTATATATTCAAGAAATAATTTTGGTGGTGGCCAAGGACTAGATACAGCACATAGAGCTAATGGTACGCCACAAGATACAACAAGATTTTGGGATAGTAAAGGCGTAGATGTATTTCATGGAGATGATGAAACTTCTTACAATGTACATTTGCTACACACAACAGCACCAGAAAGCATTAGTTTCAGTGGTACAAATAACTACTTAGCACAAACTACTAATGGTGATATGTATGTAACAGACCAAGCAGTAATATATAAATCTACTGATAATGGAGATACCTGGGCAGAAGTAGATGATGCTAGTTATACATCATTAACAATAGATTATAACTTTACAGGAGCAGCAGCAGTTGGCGACCAAATATATTTTACTACTGCAGATGGAACTTCTAACTCAGAACTTATAAAATATAATGGTTCTACTTGGTCAGAAGAAAGTACACACTACGATACTAATGGTGGACTTAGAGGAGTATGGTTTTCTAAAGGACAGTTGTTTATAGCTACTGACGATGGAACAATAGAAAAAGTATTTGCTGTTAGCCCATTTGAAAAAACTTGGTCATCATCAGATTTATCTAGTGGTGCAATAATTACATTTGAAGACAGTCATCATGTGTCACAAGTTGTAGATGCAGGAGCAGTTGTTTTAGTTGCCTCTACAAATGGTGATATATATTCTGTAAAAGATGTTGATGGAACTATGACATTAAAAGGACAAACAAATATACCTTTTGAAGAAGTGCATTGTATAGCTGCTTCTGAAGGCATAGTATTTTTTGGAACAAAAGAAAAGGCTAGAGAAGTAGGTAGATTTTATCGTGCAGATTTAGTTGTTGCAAACGACTTGTATGTACTAGCTAATAGACAATTAATAAAAGAATGGATTATAGATAACATAGACACAACACCTAAACATATGTTTGTATCCAGGGATAGTGTTTACTGTGGCATAAAAGAAAGTGATAGTGAAAGTTATTTATGGAGATACTACTTACCTACTGCAGGATTTGCTAGAGATTTAGAAATAGGAGCATCAGCTTTTATAACAGGAATTACACAAGCTGATGGTAAATTTGTTATCTCTGTTGCAGGTGAAGATATATATAGAGAGACATCTGTATATGAAAGCGAAGGATATATTATGATGTCGGCAGCAGATTTCTTTACTGCAGAGAGTAAGCAGTTTGTTGGTGCAGAGATATCTACATTCGATATGACTAACGCTGTATCTGCAGAATTATTTTACTCAACAAAATTTGAGGCACTAGACAATGCTAATGATGTTTCTTTTGTAAGAGCTTTAACACAGTCATCCGGTATAGGAGATGAAGAAAAACAAATAGCTGAAGTGTCTAGATACATTATAGGTAAAGTAGTTTTAAAATCAGATGATGGTGTAGACACACCAAAAATTAAATCAGTACAGTTTCGTGCATTAGCAAGACCGGAACTTGTAGTTGCACAAATACCTATAAACATATCTGATAGAGTAGAAAGGCCTAATAGAAAACCTCTAAAGGTAAAAGGTCTAGGAGATACTATGTATGCTTCACTTAGAAATCTAGAAGGTACATCAGTTACATTAGAAATATTTAATCCTGGAGAAATTATAAAGGGTGTAGTAGAGAGAATTAGTTATCCAATACAAGCAGATACAGAAGTGGGAAGTGTCATGCAGTATGCTATAATTACTGTTCGAGGTACTAGACAACCTGTTATTTCTGATATAACATCAGAGATGACACCAGGTATAGCAGCGTTTGGTATAATGAGGTATGGAGCATAATGGCCGATAGAGCAACACAAATTGTAAACTTTTACGAGAGTACACTGGCATCCAGTTTGATTGGAGCTAGCGGTACTGGAACAACACTTTCACAAGCACCCACAACAGATGGTGCTTCTTCTATAAGTGCAACACTAGGTGATGAAGATACCTGGTACTACTTAGTTGTAGCACCGGATACTGCAGGTAGTCGTGAAGTTATTGTTATTAAAGCAAGTTCGGGAACTACTATAACAAATGTTGGTAGAGATATAGAAGGCAGATACGCTGCTACTTCTTTACCGGAACATACTTCGGGAACGATTGTCAGAATGGCAGTTGTTGCTGACCACATCAATGACCAAAACGATAGAGTTGCTACAAACATTACATCACTAACAACAGCTGTATCAGATTTTAATACAAACAGTGCATCTGCAATTACAACTTTTAATAGTAATGGTACAACAGCAATAAACGATATTAATGCTTCATCAGCTACATCTATGGTAAATAATGCTACTGATGGTACAAGTATTGATGTAGATATAGACAATGATTATATGCTTGTATACGATGCAACTGATAGTACATCTAAAAAAGTTTATGCTAATCAAACTAATAAAGAACTTAAAGGTTATAAAGAAACTGATGTAGCTGTAACTTCATCATCAGGAGTTGTGTCAATAGATTTGGCTAATGGTAATACAGGTTCTCTAACACTTACAGAAGATGTAACTGCTTTTGAATTTACAAATGTACCAACAAATGGTGTATCTTCTTTTACAGTTAAAGTAACGCAAGATGCTTCAACAGCTTATACAGTTGCAATTAATGATATAGATATAAACGCACCAACATTAACAGCACAGACTGCAAAGACAGCAGGTGCAGGTGGTTTTGATATGACAGCTACATTAAGTGCAGAGGATTTATTATTCTTTTTATTTTTTGATGCAGGTACACCTTACTTAACTGCAACACAGGAGATGAGTTAATGTCAATGTTATTAATGCTTAAAGAAGGTGGAAGTTTAGGCATTGATACTATTGGTAATAAACCTATAGATGAAGATATAAACATAACAGATGTACTTAAATTTATATTAGCTAGTGGTAGTGCAGACAATATTACAGTAGCTAATAACTCTTTAAGTTTTACAGAATTAGATGGTTCAACAGATAATATTTCTACAATGGGGGGAATATTGAGTTTTACCAAGTATGATGGTACAGTAGATAATATAAATTTAATTAATTAAGGAAAAGCATGGCAGAATTTAGACCAGTACACGCAACAAATACAGGTGGGGATACAGATGGATTAGCAGAGTATTCTAATACAGATGGCTTACTTCTTCCTAACTACAATGAAAAAGTACAAGCAGTAACAAGCTCATCAGGAGTACTAGCTATAGATGTACTATCAGGAAATGTTGCGACTATTACCCTTACAGAAAGTATTACAGACATAGACTTTACAAATGTACCTGCCGCAGGTAGTTGTGCAATTACATTAATCATTACACAAGATAGTTCATCATCATTCACTGTAGCTATAAATGCAGTAACAGTTAATGGTGGAGGAAATTTAACAGCTAAGACTGCAGCAGCAGCAGGATATACAATGACAGCAACAGTAGATAAAACAGATGTTGTATCACTACTTTTTATAAACGCAGGAACACCACTATTAAACGCAGTACAGGAGTTTTAAATGCCTTTAGCTTCAGCTAGATTTGGTTTCGCAGGTGGTGGAGCTCGTATAGTCGAAGGACTTTATCTATTAGTCGCAGGTGGCGGCGGTGGTGGAGGTGGTGTAACTCATCATGGTGTCGCTTATCATGGCGGCGGTGGTGCAGGTGCAGGTGGCTACAGAGAGATTTCAACAGAAGCAGAATTATTTGAACCAGGTATTGCATACTCTGTAATTATTGGTGGCGGAGGTAGCGGTGGCGGCGGCTCTGATAGTGATGGTGCTACTGATGGTTCAAAAGGTAACAACAGCTCATTCGTTTCATTATTAGGAACAATATCATCTACTGGTGGTGGACAAGGTGGTAGTGCTTCCAAATTTAGCGGTGAAACTGGACCAAGAAGTGGTTCTACTGGTGGTTCAGGCGGCGGCGGTGGAGGTTCTTATAATGCTAGAGGTAATGGTGCTGCAGGTAATCAAGGTAACTATTCTCCTGCTGAAGGTAACAATGGTGCTAATGGTGCTAATGGAGGTTATTCATGGGGTTCAGGTGGCGGCGGTGGTGGTGCTACAGGTAATGGTGGTAATGGTGGAACTGGTGGTTCTGCTAACAGAGGTGCAGGTGGTGCAGGTGCAACAGGTTTTGATGGTACGACTAGAGGTGTAGGCGCACATGGCGCACATCATGGAGGTCAAGATAGTAATGGTGCTAATACAGGCGGTGGTGGAACTGGTGGTTGGCAAGCAGGCAATGGTGCAGGAGGCGCTTCGGGTGTTCTTGTACTAAGATTTGCAGATAGTTTTACAGTTGACACAGGTTTAACAACTTCTACCTATACAGAAAGTACATCAGGTGGTAATAGGACTGTTATAGTTAAGTCATCAGGTAATGTAGGTTTTGCATAATATGGCACATTACGCAATAGTTGATAGTGATAACATAGTTACTCATGTTATTGTTGGTAGAGATGAAACAGATACACCACCCACAGGATTTTCTTCTTGGGAAGAATATTACACAGATTTTATGGGAAATACTGCACTTAGATGTTCTTACAATACAATAGCAGGAGTACATACTGATGGAGGTACACCTTTTAGAGGTAACTTCCCTGGACCAGGAGATAAATATTTTTCTGATTTAGATATATTTGCTGTTGCAGCAGGACCTTATCCTAGTTGGACATTAGATAGTAATGGTGTTTATCAACCTCCAGTAGCTATGCCTTTAGATGGTAAACCATACATTTGGGATGAAGAGAATACGCAATGGGTTCGTGACCCCGATATTTCTGATGATGATATAGTGGTATTACCAAGCCCATAAAAATAAAAAAAGGTGGAAAAATGTTTAATAAAAAAATTGCTAAATTTGTTACTAATAATAAATTTCTTTTAGAAGAATATCCAATACAAAAATATTCTAAAAACCCTCCTAGTTGGTTTAAAGATGTTCATGTGAATTTGAATAAATATATGGATGAACCACAATTTAAAACCACAGTAAAAGCGTGTTCAGGTATATGGGATTTTCTTAAAAATGCTTACATTCTTAGATGGAATTTTGATTTAGAAATTACTATTAATAAAGATGGAACATTTAATTATGGCGATATAAATAAAGATATGTTAAAGAGAGTTACCTGGTTTGGACCAGAACTGTTCTCTATGCACACTCCGATTGCAGATGACCACTTAACTAAAAATACTATTAAACTAGAAATGAATTGGGATGTTGTATCTTCTCAAAATGGTAAGTTATTATTTAAAGAACCATTCTTTGATTACAATAGAGATTACAGAATAATACCTGGAGTAATAGAACCTAAATATGTACACGCAGTAAATGTTATTATCGAACCTTTAAAAGATAAAATAATTATTAAAAGAGGCGAACCCGCTTTAGCAGTAATACCATTAGATAACCAAAAGATTGTATCAAGTTTAATTAACAGAAAAGACAACGACATGATTGAGAGAGCAAACTATAAACAAAATACATTAGGTTCACATTGGTATGAAAAATACAGGAAGTCTGATAAGAAACAAAAATAATTTGTGTTATAATCCAACTTATGGATTTTATAATAGGATTTTTATTAGGTTATTTTTTAAAAGAAATTACTTCTTATCTTAAAAGAATAAGTAACTACGACCTAGATAGTAATGTAAATAAAGAATGGGACTGGCTGTCTCATGATGACTTACCATAATGTCTCATTCAGACAACTACACACAAAAAGAAATCATTGAAATGATATTTAAAAAACTCGATGACATCGAGAAAAAACTTGACACTAAATTAGACAAGTCAGAATTCTATAAAGTATTAACATTAGCAGTTGCTATAGGTGGAGTAGTCGCAGCAATCATAATGTAATGTTGTTTAAACAAGCAGCAATAACCCTTGTACTATCGTTACTTATTCCAGGAGTAGTACTTGCAGACCATGTACCTACGCAAACACCATACGATATATCTATAGCTTGTGATGCTGATGGTGATACAACTAAAGGTGACATCACTGTTACATGGCAAGAGAGTGATGGTTTTGAAAGTAGCCCACCCGAAAGATATGCAATAGCATTTAGCAATGATAACTTTGTAGAAAGTAATTATGCAGTAGCTAACAGTACTGGTTGGGAAACTGCTTTGTCTTATAAGAGTTATGTCTTTACTGCTAGTTATAGAGAGAATGTATTTGGTACAACAGCAGATACATTTTATGCAAAAGTAAGAGCAGACAATGACACAGATGCTAGTTATTCTGAATGGACAGGTATTGTAAGTATTGATTGTGACTATGGTTCCACTCCTACTACAACAACATCTACTACAACTACTACAACATCTACTACTACGACTACTACAACTGTACCTAAACCTCCACCACCTCCACCACCTCCACCACCTCCTACACCTGAAGAAATCAAAGTTGATATAAAAGTTGAAGGTGTTGATAAAGAATACACACAAGCAGATGTTAATGATGGAACTATAGAGCGTGACCAGGAGCGTGTAGATAACGAAAAAGAGTATGGTTGTTTTATGACTAACGCACAGATAGAGCGTGGAGATTGTGATATACCTAAACCTATTGAAGAAGATATTAAAGATGATATTATAAAAGAGGAGGTAATCGTTGAAGAAATTAAAGAAGATGTGGAAGTCATCATTCCTAAGGATGATGTTGATGTACTCGACCCACCACAAGAGGAAGTATTTAAAGATGAAGTTGTGGAGTTTAAAGAACCGCCTATTGAGTTCGAGATTATTGAATTTGATATGGAAGATATTGCACCCGAAATCGTGGTGGAAATACCAATACAAGATGAAGAACTAGAGGAGGTTATAGAAGATGAAGAAATCAAAGAGGATGTCAAGGAAGTTTTGGATGAGCCGATACAGGAAGTTGTTAGTGAAGATACGCCAGGAACAACACTACCGAGAGTGGAAGATAAAGAACCCATAGAGCTTACTGAGGAAGAAATTGTAGAAGAAGTTTCACAAATAGCAGAGATTGTGAAAGTTGTTATTGTTGAAGAGCTTACAGAAGAAGAAGTTGTTGAAGTACTTGAAGAAGTTAATGATGTTGGTGTACAGAACTTAGACCAAGCTACTGAAGAAGTACAAGAGATAGTACAAGCTGTTGTTGAGGAAGCTATTGCAGATGTTGAAGAGCTTACTGAAGAACAGGTAGAAGTTGTAGCTGAAGTATTACAAGTTGAAGCAGAAGATGTAGCTATCATAGCTGAGACTATTAAAGATGACGAAGTTATAGCTGAAGCTGTAGAAGAGTATGTAGCTAGAGCTGTAGAGAATACAGATGTAGAGAACTACACACTTGCTGATGTTGTTACAGAGGTACAGTTCGAAACCTTTATAGAAAATCCAATACAAACTTTTATAGATATAGATATACAAGATATAACTATTGCAAACATAGGAGATGATATGACAAGTGACCAAAAGGAAAAAGCACAAGAAGTTGTAGTGCCAGTTATTCTGACTAGAATAGCTACTATGGCGGCTTTTGTATTTAGGAGAGGCAATGTTTAAACAAGTAGGCAACTGGATAATTAAAGTAATTAAGGAAACACTTAACCTTAGTTGGACTTTAGTTGGTTTAGTTATTGCCACATTAACACTTACAGGTTCTGCACAACAAGTGACAGGACTTGCTACACTAATTACACTAGCTGTATGGTTATTAACAATCAGTTTTAGACAAGGAGATTAACATGGAATGTTGTGGTGGCGGCTGTTGTGGCGGCAAATAAAGAAGAGTTCTGTACTCCCGAGCAGAATGAACGAGGTACTTGGGTAACAATATGTAACTGCAAAGAAGGTAGTTATTCACATGAGGAGGCGTAATGAAATTACAAGTAGTAAGAACACAGTTTGGTAAAGATGCAACGAATGGTTTGCTCTTTATAGATGGTAAGTTTGAGTGCTATACACTCGAAGACCAGTATCAAGCAGTCAAAGTAATGCACGAAACTTGCATACCCGAAGGCGAATACGATATACAGTTTAGAAAAACAGGTGGTTTTCACACAAGGTACTCTGCTAAATATGGCAACTCACACTATGGAATGTTGCACTTACAAGATGTACCAGGGTTTTCTCTTATATTAATCCACTCCGGAAACACGGATGAGCATACCAGTGGGTGTCTCATTGTCGGGGAAACTCAGCAAGACTTAGACCTAGGTAAAGATGGGTTCGTTGGCCAAAGTGTTAAGGCTTACAAAGCTATGTATAGAAAAGTTGCTAATGAATTACTACAAGGTAAGAAGGTAAGCATTGAGTATACAACTATACAACAACTCTTAAAGAAGGACTTAAATGACGCTAGTTTAACAGATGTTATCGTAGCTAAGGATGTTATGGAGAAATTAAATGAGATTAATGGTGGTGTCATAGCATTAAACGCTAAGATTAAAGGTAGAGTAATAAACTAATGTTTGAAAAATTTAAAAGAAAAAGAAAATCTGATGGGACATTCAAGAAGGATGTAGCGTGGACCCCTTGGAATGAAGCATGGAGTTACAAAATGAGCCAAGAATATAAAGATGTTCTTAGTAAAACTGTTTGGACTTTTGTTGAAGCATTCATATCTGCGTTAACTGTTGCACCATTAGTTGGTGTTGACGCTAATGCAGTACAACTCGCTGCCCTATCCGGTGGAGCTGCTGCACTTGTAGTAGTGAAAGAGTTTGCTAAAAAACAAATAGGACCAAAACCTAAAAAAGCATCCAAGTAAATACATAGGTTATTCAATATCTGTTATATACTAAATGTAGTATATGAAAGGTGGAAACATGCCTAAGAAAAAATCATCTAAGAAAACAGCTATACCTGCAGAGAATGGTAATAACTTTTACAAAGCAGGATGGCAACCTTCTATTGATATAGACCCTAACACAGGTAAGGGTGAACTTGTACATGTAGGAACCGACCCTAACTATGAGAATGACTTCGATAACATTCTAAAGAACTGGGGATTTGACCCAAAGATATACGAAATAGATGGCATCTTAAAGGTATCTTCCTGGAATGCACAGCTTAAAGGCGGTATCGTTGAAACCTTTCACGCATTCAAAGGAACTATACGCAGGAAATCAGCAACACATGACAAACATTATGACGCATTGTTTAAACAAGCAGTAAAGAAGCCGGCACTCACTAAACGAAATCTATTCGGTGGTGATACAGCAATGTTATTTATGATGAGTGACTGGCAGTTGGGCAAGGATGACTATGGAGTTGAAGCTACTATTGCTAGATACGATGTAGCATTGCAGGATGCAGTCAAGCTACTAAAGAACTATCGTAAGATGGGGATGAAGATTGATGAAGTATTTCTAGTAGGAATGGGTGACTTGACAGAAGGGTGTTCTAAGTTCTTTTACGACAGTCAACCTTTCAATGTTTCCCTAAATCTTTTGGAGCAATACTCACTAGCTAGAGCTATGATATACAAAACAGTAGAGACTTTCTTGCCACATGTAGATAAGATTACTTTGACTGGTGTGCCAGGGAACCATGGTGAAATGACCAGGAGTGGTAAAGGGCAAGTGCTTTCTAATAGATTAGACAACTCAGATACTATGCACCTACAGATAATGGAAGAAATATTTTCGGCCAACAAAGAACGATACAAAAAAGTAAAGGTCATTATACCGGAAGGTTATCATTTAAATATAGAGGTAAAAGGTAAGAAGACTGCATTCACACATGGTCACATGACTAATGGTGGAGGTAATGCAGAGGCTAAGATAGAGGCCTGGTGGAAGGGTCAGATGTTTGGTTTCCTACCAACAGGTGAAGCAGAGATACTTATAACAGCTCACTACCATCACTTTCGTGCTAAGAACCAAGGAGATAGACACTGGTTTCAATGTCCATCCCTTGATAAGTCTATTGATTTTACACAGAGAAGTGGATTGTGGTCACACCCTGGAGTGCTTACTCT